GGGTGTGGTCCTGCCATCAGCAAGGGAATTCAACGCACAATCGCAATTGACTTGGGCGGCCAGGTTGGAAATTCTGGCCGGGGAGTGACCCCGAACTGCCAAGCAATGATGCGCGCACTGGAACGAAATGTGCTCTGAGCTCACGTCCACCAACAAGGTGCGCAGGAAACGGCCCTGGCACAAGAACAAAAACCTCCGCATGAACATTCTATGGACTTTGGGCCCCGGGAGGAACAAGCTGGAGTGGAATAGATTGTGCTGCCATCCGCCAGCGCTGGGCACCACGTCCAGTGGCAATTGGGCCACAAGGCAGCTCCCCTCTCCCTCTGAGTGTGGGACCGTGTCCCCATGTTGCAAATCAGTGTCACACAACTGATAGTGTGCTGGTGTGGCCACCACAGGTGGCCCCTGGTAGGTGTCAACGTCGGATTCAGCGGCAAGATCGAGGACCAATGCATACCGGGACCCTGGGGTCCGGGCGTGGGCCATGATCAGCGCTTCGACTGAATCATAATAGAAAATGCGTCTGTGCTGAAGGTCTCCAGCCGCGACGCCGGCTGGACCTGTACGGTTTTCCTCAATTTGATTGAAGGAAGTCATGATGATGAAAAGAAAAGTGAAATGGACCGGGCTTGCCTGGGGAGGCGGGGGCAATGGTGGGGCTAGGAGGGGATGCAGGTAAGCCGAGGGTCAGAGATAGTGATACATGCAAGGTGGACAAGGGAAATGAATTAAAATTGCACAATCGAAGCAGAAATGCAGTGCGATCCCTCAAGCCGAAGCTCGTGCCATGGGCAAGGGTCTGGGTTATGGTTGCGGATAAACCTGACAACGGGGATAAGCGTAGCAAAATGAATGCTCGTGCCTCCTCCGCTGTGAGGGTCCGCCCCGCACCAAGAACTAACCTGATCAACGCCGCAGCCATGACCTTAGGGGCGTGAGGACGTGAGTCTTCCCCGCATGGGTCATGTGGCTTCTCGCTTGCAGGCACCGTGGGTGCTAGCGTATTGGGTGATGACACCCGCCCTACCATCTAAAGATGGTCCTCTCCGCGATCGGCCAATGTTTTGATCAGGCCCCGAGGGACCGAAACTGGATACGGTCAGCAACCGCCTGCTACTTTCCCATACGACGCGAACTGTGGTGTGGATCACCGGCCCCACCGTTAAGGGGCTGGTGGTGATTTTCGCCGACCTCTACCCGGTCGTGAAGCATAACGAAGAAGGGGTGGTGCGGTTCACGGGCCGCACCGCCGGACCCCTGTGGTCAAGCGCTATCGACCATCTGGCTAACCCCGTAATGCCGGCACTTGGCAGCAAAACCAGAGGGCGAACTTGTCATGCTTCCCGGTTGCGGGGGAGGCCCACCACAGACTCTATGTGCAAGACATGCAACAACAATACGACAGCTTTTGGGGTAGGAAAGACACACAAACAGAGGGAGGGCTACCATGCGCGGCGTGCGTGTGTGCGTCGGCCGGCGGCCTCTAGTCGCCGGCGAGGGGAGGGGTGCACCAATTAAGGCGTTGGACCCCAACAACTCCCCACCCCGAAGGAGGGTGGATACAACTGGTCGCCCTCGGCCCAGCGCTGCTCCGCGTGGGCCTAAATACCCTGAGGCGGACCATGATCCTGCATGGTACGGGGGCCTCGGGCTGGACCTTTCCGCCCACCCATGGGT